CTCGTGTTTGGAGATACCAACAGCGTTGGCGAGAACACCAGTCACGTTAAATCTGTAACTGACAAAGTCGAAGATTCGATCTTCCGCATTAAAAGGCAGATTTGTTCAGACAGAGATTTAATGAGTAGACTTCCTCACATTGTGGTAAATGAGAAGTCGAAAGTAGACCGGCTCGCTAACTTTTATCCAGTTCTAGTTTGTGGAGCACTTAAAACATTGTTGGAAAAGGTCGGTTTCTTGAAACCTGGTTTGGTAGAAGAAGAGGTCCGTTTGGTCAACGACTACTCTATATTTAGAGGTCGGATCTTGGAAGCGAAGGAGTCTTACCAGGTTAAACATTTGTGGAACCTAGATTATGATTGTGTCGTTAAAAGTATACGCTTCGTTGTGCCCAAAATATTAAATGGTGCTCGTCGACCAATCAAACCGACAAGATCTTTCTTCCGTTTGACGACTTGTGTTAACTGGTCTGCTAACTCGGGATGGCCAGATCTAACCAAGAAGTGGAAGGTTAAGGGCAAGAATCTCTTGTTCTTAGCAGGGTGGCTGGACGGGCTTGTGTCTCTCAAGTCTCTTCTAAACTATCCTTGCGTCATATTCAACCGAACTCAAGCAAAGGAGGGAAAGTTGAAGAGAAGGGTGGTTTTCGGATACCCCTTCGTGTTTACTTTGTGTGAGCAACTGTACTTCAACCCGATGTTGCAGGCTATGCGAAGTAACCAAACTGTGATAGTCGGTCGTACCCAATCAGAGATTGGTAAACTAGTTGATAGACTCACGGTACACCACAAGTACTGTCTTGACTATAAACGGTTTGATCACAGTGTAGACCCATTTTGGATCTATTTATCCTTTCAAGTTATACTTGAACACTTACAACTCACCCCCCTCGAAGCATCCGAGCTTAGGAACATTTTGCGCTATTTTGCGTTTTCTCGCATGTATCACCCAGAAACTGGGTCGTTCGAGAGGAACAGGGGAGTACCGTCTGGCTCGGGTGGCACTAACTTGATTGACTCATTTGTCAACATGTTTGTCACTTGCTACATACTAGCGACCATGGGTGCACTCGACAGCGTCGAGGAGTTGGTCGTACATGGAGATGACGTTGTGTTAGCTTCTAAGGGTACAATTGACATGAAGCTAATGCAGGAAAGAGCAAATACCTTAGGAATGGGAATTACTTTTAGTAGTGACCTTTACTTTGGACCTGGGATTACGGGGACTCACTTTCTAGGCTCTAACTGGCACAATGGTGAACCAGAAAGAGACACCACTACTATGTCTTTGCAAGCATGTGTAGCCACAACAACCTGGCCTTGGGTTAGAGACAAGACTGACATGATTAGAGGCCGTGTCTTTACTATCTTCGGTTACGATCGAAGGCTAGCTGTTTGGTGGCGCGATGTCTTTGGTTTTGGTGAACTGCTAGGGAGTAAGGTGTACCTTTACCAGGAAGGTTCGCTATTCACCTCACGAATAGCATCTGATAAACCTGTTAAACCTGGCTTTGTCTACGCGAACTTATACCCTTGGCGAGACAGGTAGGTTGAGCCACAACGTGGCGCCGTCAGTGACGGATCACCTGGTTCTACGCTATGCAGAGCAGCGCTGGATAATCAGTAATGCCTAGAAC